GCTTATTGTGAGCTCCAAAAACAACACATCGTGCATCACTATCTAAATTTCTAGTAACACACAATTCGTGTGGCTCATTTAATGGTCCAACATCTATATCACCAATAACTGTATTAAATGACTGTCCTGCGTGTGACGGCAGTACAGACGGCTTTTTAGCAATTTCATCAATTGCACTCAACACCTGATCGCGTGTAATAAATCCTGCTGCTCCTGTATGGTTCTTTCCACCTAAATGGAATCCACCAATAAACGGCATATCTTTAATATCACGACCTACAAATGTTGCCATACACAAACCTTGAAAAGTTTGTTCTGGAAAATAATAACTAAGCGATTCAAATGAACCACCTAGTGTTGTTCTACTACTGGTGCGTGTTCCTAACAACTTACGGTATACTTTAATATTACCTTGGTCATTATAAACCATATCACCAACCAATTGCTTGCCATGCGCAATATCTTCAGGAAAATATGCTGTCAAATCACGTTGATCTCCAAGTTCTGGCACATACCAAACACAAATATCTGTATTGGGTATTTTATAACAAGATTTCTTGGATATAACTACATTTTTGGGATTTGCTCCCGGCTTTGTAATCAACGCTTCTGCATTATAATCTGGTACTATATGCGAAGGAATTAATGCCATATTACCACGAATAGGTAAACAATCACAAAATCTTGTTTTACCATTTTTCATTTTAATATGAATCATCATAATCCTCCTGCTAATCATGCCTACCAATTGTTCATGTGACGAACACCTGGCATAGCCCATAATTCTAGGATTGAACATAAAACGCTTATAACGCGCATGTTCATCCCAAAATTCTGTAGCAGATTCTTCCTTCTTCTTTTCTGTAATTGTGGCGCTTGGTCTTATACATTCTGCAGCTTCTGATGTCAACATATCATAAATTGCTTTAATAATACGTATCATCAAATATGCTGTAGATGCACCTCCAAGCATCGTAATTAATTTAGTCTTATCCATATATGACATTTCCTTTAAATAATCACTTGGTTTCTTCATATGTCGTACTTTATACCTAACGATATAACATAACAACTTATAAAATAACCATTCTTGGCACGGAATCGTCATAATACAAAATGCACATATATTAATATGATTTGTTAAACACACAAATAATAATGTGTAAATCACAATCATTTTAATATACATGTTACTAAAATATTTATTCATAATCCACTTCTTACATAATTGAATATTTAACATAAAAAATACTAAATTACTCAATCTTTGCAAAATTAAATCTTCCAAATCATAGTACTTTTGAAATAAATTTTCAAAAATACCAAACTCGGAATCTAAAACATCATCATCTTTGTTGATACCTACAGGAAAACCTTCGTCATCCAATTCGATATCAACATTGTTACGTTGTGTATTTACAAAACTTCGTTGTTCTGCAAAATGCTTTGCCGTACTATCTTTCAAAAATTCTAAGAAATCGCGTAAACTAACGTTACACATTTTCTTACCTTTGAAAATAATCGGTACATACGTAACACGTTGAACCTTACTATTACCCTGGCGAATATTTCCAGAATGTAATATAGGTCTTTCTAATGTAAATAAGGCAAAATCCGGATACGCAGAACCTGCAAAGTCTTTCTCGACTTTACTGGTATCTAACATATTCGAATCAGGTAATTGATATTCCTCTCGCACTGTTTGTGTGACAGTAATATCAAACCTCCTTGCAACCGATAATGGTTCATTAGAATATTGTGCAGCATTCAAATCTTTTACATTTGTTGTAGCTAACACAACTCTAGGTTCAATCATAATGTTCCCTTTCAATTCTGCATTCGGATTTAATGCAGCTTGTGGTGAATTATTAATAAATTGAATTACCTTCAATAACGGATTCCCATCCGTATGTTCAACTGTGCTATTACACAAATCATCTAGAATAACACCTGTATGGTGTGTTCTAAATTCTGATTGAAAACTATCACCTTCATTCAAAACTACAACCGAATTGGCTGATGAATGAAAATTATTAACTTTCAAAACATAACGTGTAACAGCATTAGCTATTGAAGACTTTCCAACTGATGATCCTCCATATAAAAGAATTCCATAAGGTTTCATTCTTATGAAATCTTTTTGTGAAGCAATACGTTTGGCTTGTAAAATTTTTAACTCCCTCAATTTTGGAGTATAATAAGCTTTCTCATTGTTAGCTTTAATACTAACAAGAGCAGCTTCTATTGCTCTTTCCAAAC